GAGTGGTTTAAATTCAACATCAATAAATGAATCAAGCAGGATCGGATCTCACATTAGTGAACAAGAATAATTACTACAAACTGCTTGAGATTATGATCCAACTAGATCAGAGAGGTAAACTAGCTCCCCATGAGAGGGAGTTTTTGCGTAACTTAGTTGAGTATTAATTGGTTATATAATTATGGAAAAAGTAGACATCAAACAAGTAAGATCCAATCCCGATAACCCAAGAGTTATTAAGGATTACAAATTTAAGAAGTTAGTGAAGAGCATCAAGGAGTTCCCTCAGATGCTTGAGTTAAGACCTATTGTTGTTAACAAGGAGATGATCGTGCTAGGCGGCAATATGAGACTTCGTGCTTGTGAGGCAGCGGGACTAAAGGAAGTTCCTGTAATCTTCGCTGACAATCTTACTCCAGAGCAAGAGATTGAATTTGTCGTCAAAGACAACTCCTCGTTTGGAGAATGGGATTGGGATGTGTTAGCGAATCAATGGAACATTGACAATCTTAAAGATTGGGGACTTGATATACCGAAATGGGAAGACACGGAAGATTTTGAAAGCGATGTGATTGACACGGGTGATTACGACTTCCCTGAAGAAGCCGTTGAAGGATCTCATGTGAAGATGGTTCAGTTGTTTCTTAATACAGAAACAGAACCTATGTTTAAGAAGCGGGAGTTGCACTTGCGTAAACTCTTTGACACGGATAACTTGACAGACACGGTTTACGAAGCGATTAAAAAGCTATACGAGGATAATCAAGATGATAAAGAGAATTGACCTATCACCCCGCTTGGATGATGACCAAGCAAAGAAGTTAGCAGGAGAGTTATTAGGAGAAAAGGACTACAACACCTTGATCACCTACGATGCGGATGTTTATTGCTCTGAGACGGGTAAATGCATCGCTAAGTTTCGTAAGAAGATTATACCCGCAAACATAGCTAAAGACGCTTACGAAAGTCTTAAAAGCGTTTCAGCGGTGTCTTCAAACAGGGGGGTGAGCGGAGGATCAACAGATGAAAAAGGATTGTTTAGCAAGAAGAAGATAAAGAAAGACGGAACAAGGTCAAACACTGATTTGGTTGATCCCGTTTCAAGCGGGATTATAGGATACTTTGACAGAAACCCTAGAACACCTTATTGTCGTCAGACGGCTTTCAATGAGAAGCAGTTCTCAAAGTTCAAACAAGCCTATCCAATAATCAAGTTGGTGGACACGAAGTATTCTGAGTTGATGCCTGAGAACTACGCCTTACAAAGAGCGATAGCAGATGACACATCTAAAGACTTTGTTATACCAAACACGGCTTTCACTACTGTAACGGTAAACAAGAATTGGCAAACCGCAGTACACACGGACAAAGGAGATTTTGAAAAGGGTTTTGGAAACCTTGTTGTGCTTCGCAAAGGAAGGTACACAGGCGGGTATTTCGTAGTTCCGAAATGGGGTGTTGCGTTTGATCTTCAGAATTGCGATTTGTTATTGGTTGATGTTCATCAATGGCACGGAAACACTCCAATACATAAGATTGATGAAGACGCAAAGCGTGTGAGCCTCGTTATGTATTATCGTAAGAATATGATTGCTTGTGGAACTGCTGAGGAAGAAATGCAGATTGTCAAGAACAGGAAAGAAGGCGATAAGCTAAATTGATATGTGCGGTGTAGTAGGTTACAGTTGTCCCGATCCGAAGAAGGAACACTTTGAGATCTTACAGAAGATTATTGAGCAAAGCAAAATCAGAGGTCTTCATAGCTTTGGGTATTCTTTCTTTGATGGTGAGGCGATAACAATCAAGTACCACGACATCAACAAGGTTGAGTTCCCTTTCGCAAACAAGATCATATACCACAACAGGTATTCTACAAGTGGTGATTATACGAATCACGACAACAATCAACCTATTGCCGTTGGAAACGCTGCGTTGGTGTTCAACGGAGTTTTAGATATGAGGACCAAGCAGGAGATGGAGGAACATTATCAAATAGATATGGAGACAGATAACGATGGTGAATTGATTCTGAAGCTATGCGGATCAGATCCTAATAAAATTCAAGAGTATGTTCAGAACACAACAGGATCTTTCGCAGGACTCGTTTTAACAGAGAACAATAAGATGATTGCCGTAAGAAACGGCAACAGACCTCTTTGGAGATTAAATCATAGCGGTGCGATCTTCTATGCTTCAACAAGAGACATATTCAAGAGGGTTGACGAGTCTTTTGAACCTGAGGAATTAGAACCGAATATTGTCTATGAAAGCTGAACTCAATAAGGATTATATCACCTATCACATAGAATCCTCTCAAGCAAAAGACATTGACCCAAGCAACGATTGTTTGAGGTATGTCGCAAACCGCTTTGAACTAAACATTGAGCAGCGTTATTGGTTAGCATTCCTCTTCGGGACTTGCTATTCAGCGACAACAGTTTATTATGTTTACAACGAGTTCCCTGATTACGAGAATGTGAATGTGGACCGCCTTCAGCGATGGTGGGACGCGAACAAACACAAAACCCTCTTTCAAACAGACCGCCTAAGAGTAAAGACTCAAGACAAGTTTGTTGAGACATTCGTTAGCTACAAGAATCTTCTCGCAGGAAGATCTCAATCAGCACACTTTGCCTCCTTGAGGCAACCAACTCGTCAAAACACTTATGATAACTGCTACACAAACCTGTCTCAAATAAAGAATTTCGGAAGGTTCACTATGTTTATTTACCTTGAGATGGTTCATGTGCTAACAGGATACGAATTAGAACCTACCTGCCTAGATCTAAAGAACGCAGAGAGCTGCCGTAATGGACTCGTTTATCACTTAGGACACTACGAGTTAGATACTCACGGAAACGACAGGAGACTATCTAAAAAGCACATAGACTACCTTCAGTACAAGTTCAAGGAACTCAAGCGACAGATTGAGCAATACGATATTCAACACACCAACATCTGGAATATAGAAACAACCCTTTGCGCCTACAAGAAATACGAGAAGGGAAAAAGATACATAGGATACTATATTGACAGACAAAAGAAAGAGATTGACAAGATGCAGAACAATGTGAGTGAAGGAGTTGATTGGAGTCCCCTTTGGGACTTCCGACAAGAAACATACGATAGAAAATGGCTCAAAGAATTATAGCAATAGGCGGTGAACCCGCAACAGGAAAGTCAACAATGATGAAGAGAATAATAAAGCAGCACATGCCGCTAAAAACATTCTCCTACGGATTGGTAAAGGGCTTGTACTCCGAAGAGCATAACATCTACTTCATAGGGATCTATGACAACTCAGTATTCTGCGGAACAGATAAACTCAGTATGGCGGTTCAACCCGTCTTCATAAAACTACTCAGCAAGATCCCTGACGCAACCTTCGTGTTTGAGGGTGATAGGCTTTTCAATCAAAGCCTCTTTAATAAAGTAGAATGCGAGATATATGTGCTTGAAGTCAATGACCAAGTTTTGAAAGCAAGACACGAGAAAAGAAACGACAACCAAACAGAGCAATTCAAGAGAGCGAAGAGAACAAAGGTTCAAAACATAAAGGACAATAACAACTTTACCTTACTTCCAAACAACACGGAAGAACAAACGGAAGAGTGCTACAAAACAATCTTAAAAGCGATAAGACAATGAACAAAACCGAACAACATAAAAAAGCATTACTAGAAGCCCTTGAAAAGTCGCTTGGCGTAGTTACCTCAGCGTGTAAAACAGTTGGTGTAGGTCGCACGACCTTCTATCAATGGTTGAAGGATGACGAGGAGTTTGCTGAAGCAGTTAGGGATATTGAGAACATCGCTTTGGACTTTGCTGAAAGTCAACTGCACCAACAGATATCAGGAGGCAATTCCACCGCAACAATCTTCTACCTGAAGACTAAAGGCAAGAAGAGAGGCTATGTTGAGAGACAAGAGATTGCTCACGAAGGTCTAAGGACCTTTGAGATTGAAGAAGTTGATGAGTAAGATCCGAGTCAATAAAGTCTACGGACACTTAAACAGGTCTGATAAGAAGATAGTTGTTGAGCAAGGCGGAACACGCTCAGGAAAGACATACAACATCCTCTTATGGATTATCTTTCATTACTGCGGGAAGAATGTGGGCAAGACTATTACGATTGCTAGAAAGACCTTTCCTGCGGTCCGTTCATCCGTAATGAGAGACTTCATTGAGATCCTAAAAGGATCGGATCTTTACAGAGAAGAGAATCACAACAAGTCAAATCACGAATACATGCTCAACGGGAATATGGTTGAGTTCATCTCAATGGATCAGCCTCAGAAGAT